CGGGTCTGGCGGTTGGTCATTCAATGCGGTGGTAACTGGCATTTCCGAAACCGATCCACTCGACGGGGTGGCAACCTTCACGGTTGAAGCAAAACTGACGCGGCAGGGGCTGCGGTAGATATCCCCCGGAGGTTTTTGCGTGATTGAGTTCCGCGACGATGAGGGCCGCCCGTGGCGGCTGGCGTTGACTGTGGCCGCCGCCATGCGCGTTCGCGATATGGTGCGCGTCGAGGTTGCGACGGCAGACGGCGACGATGACGGCAAGCCGGCAACGGTTCGCAAGTCTGTGCCGTTTGACATCGCAGACGTTACGGCGATCGGGCAGACGTTTCAGATTCTCCGCAGTCAGTTCGTGACGGTCGGTGAGGTTCTTTACGCAATCCTTTCCGCGCAGGTCGAAGAAAAGGGATTGACGAAAGAGCAGTTTTTGGAAGGGCTTCGTGGCGACTCGCTTGATACGGCACGCGCCGGGCTGGAATCGGAGTTGGCGGATTTTTTCCCGCAGCGCCTCCGCAGAATGGTTCGGCTAATCAGCGCCAAGATGGAAAGCGTCAGCGCGGAAATGCTGGATCGCGCGGAGGCGCAGATGGCGGGAGCCACGGCCGAAAGCCTGACGGGCGCACCGTCTGGGATGCCATTTGGGAAGCCGCCGGAATCATCGGAGTCCACCCCGGCGAATGGACTTTCCGCCAACTCGCCGCAGCCCGCGATGCCCGTCTAGATGCCGATTGGTGGCATACCGCCAATCTGCTATCGATGCTCTACAACGCAAATCGACCTAGCAACAAACCCGCCGCGGAGCCAAGTAAGTTTCACCCGTTCGCCAAAAAGCCCGCACCAAAACAGGCCAGCCCCGAAGATTTAAAACGCTTGTTCGGCCCAGATTGGCAAAAGTTCGTCTAGAGGTTTACCAATGGGCGCCGGTCGCGTTAGGCAGGGGCAAGTCTATGTTGAGATTGGCGCAGACCCGGCGAAGTTTTTCGCCGCGCTCAATCGCGTAAATAAGCGGATCGCCGGCCTAGGCCGCGAACTGTCGAACGTTGGCGCCGGTATCACGGGCGCCGGGCTGGCGCTCGCCGCCCCATTCGTGGCCGGCGTGGCTGCCGCGGCAAGGTTCCAAGATACGATGCTGGCGGTGCAAGCCTCGACGGGGGCAACCGCCGGCCAGTTGGATGCCGTGCGCTCCGCGTCCATGCAAATGAGCGCGGCCCTATCGGTCGGCCCCGCCGAAGCCGCGCAAGGAATGTTGGAACTGCTTAAGGCCGGTATGAGCCTTGACGCGGTTCTAGGCGGCGCCGGGGAGGCAGCGATTCAGTTTGCCAAGGTCGGGCAAATGGACGTTGCCAAGGCGGCCGTCGTTATGTCGGACGCGATGAACGTTTTCGGCGTATCTGCCGCCGTCGCCGCGAACACGATCAGCGCCGCGGCTGACGCTAGCAGCACTTCGATTGAGCAAATGGCGGAATCGTTCGCGATGAGTTCGGCGGTGGCCGCGCTCGCGAACCAATCGATAGGCGACCTATCCACCGCGCTCGCGATCCTCGCCAACAATGGCGTAAAGGGTTCCGATGCGGGAACCAGCATCAAAACCATGTTGATGCGGTTGATGGCGCCGGCTGACGAAGCGGTTGGCGCGCTCAACCAACTGGGCCTATCGGTTAACAGTTTTAGAAACGCCGATGGATCGATGCGCCCAATGGTGGAAATCATTGGCGTGTTGACTCGCGCGATGGAAGGAATGGATCAAGCGGCAAAGGATGACATTTTCCGCCGCGTGTTTGGGCAGGATGCAATCCGCGCCGCCGCGATCCTTACCAGCGTTGGGGTCGATGGATTTAACGCCATGCAGGAAGGCATGGAAGGCGCGTTGACGGTAAGCGAGAAATACAAAACCGTTATGAGCGGATTGAGCGGCGCCGCGGCCGCGCTGTCTGCCGGTATGCAACGGCTCGGCATCGTGTTGGGCGAGAGTGTTGGCGGGGCGCTTCTCTCGCTTATGCCGCCAATCATGGGCGTGGTGAATGGGCTAACGGATTTCGTTCGCCAGAATGCCCAAATGGTCGGCAGCGTAGGCAGGGCTGCGGCTATCGCCGTTGTATTTGGCGGCGCGCTAACCGGCTTGGGGCTAGGGCTTCGCGTGGTATCCGCCGGCATCGGCGGGCTACTCGGGGCGCTATCCGCCGTCGTTTCGCCGTTTGTGATGGTTGCCAGACTCGCCGCCGGTATCGCCGTGGGGGCCGCCACCGGGGCCGTGGGGGCTTTGCGGCTGGCCGCGGCATTGGGAACCCCGATCGTAGCATCGGCCGCCGCGGCCGGCGTGGCGCTGTCTCGCGCGACCCTTGCGGCTATCGCGTTCGGCGCCACCGGGGCCGCCGCCGTGTCGAGGTTCGCGACGATTGCCGCGGCATCCGCCGCCCGTGCGCTCGGCCCGTTTATTGTTTGGTTTTCGAATGCCCGCGGCGCCGGCCGTGGGTTTTTCGACGCAATCGCCCTAGGCATCCGGGCGCAGATTGCATCCTTTGGCCTACTCCGTAGGGCCGTAACCGGCATCGGCGGTTTTGGGGCCGCGCTGGCCGGCGATATCGGGGCGCTGTCGGCCCCCCTTCGCCGCGTCACTGGTGACGCTATCGCAATGGGAACGGCTTTCGCGCGGCAGGCTGCCGCCGGGGTGGCGCAGTTCGCCACGCAAGCAACCGCCCCGCTGCGGGCTTACGTTGCCACGCTGGCCGCTGCGGTGGCCTCGACGGTGGCGGCAGGCGGAAAGATGGTCGCCGCCTACGCGACCGCTGCCGCGGCCGGCGTTTCGGCGTTCGTGTCGAAAGCCGTCCTAGAGTTGAAAATCTACGCGGTTCGCGTGGGCTACGCGCTGGCGTCCACCGTCACCGCTACGGCCGGCATGGCCGCGGCCTACATATCGCAACTTCTCCCGGCGACTAGCGCTTTCGTCGCGTCTGCCGCGGCGAACCTAGGGAAATACATTGCACAGGTGGCCGCCGCCGCGGCGGCTACCGTAGCGAATGCCGTTCGTATTGGCGTGGCGTGGGTTGCCAGCGGGATGCCGGGGCTTGTGGCGTTCCTCGCCGGGGCTGTCAGCGTGTTCGGCGCGTACATCGCTGCGGCGGCTAGCGTGGTTGCGGCATCGGTCGCCAGCGCCGCCGCGGCTGCCGCCGCATGGCTAGCCCCCGCGGCGCCGGTTATCGCGGTGGTTGCCGCCATCGGGCTTGCCGCGGCTGGCGCCGTGGCGTTCGGTGATTCGATCAAGTCTGCGCTATCTGGCGTGGGCGAGTTGGTGGGAACCGTGGCCGGCTATATCGGCTCCGGGTTTAACCAAGCGGTAAGCGATGGCGCCGTCGTTTTTGGCGACCTATACCGCACGGCCACTACAACGTTTGGCGGAATCTACGATGCCCTTTCGGCCGGCGACCTAGCCGGCGCGATGGATATTCTGTGGGGCGGGCTTGTCGCGGGATGGCTTCGCGGGCAAGAGGCAATCATGGGTTATATCGACCCGTGGATAAGCACTCTGCAAAATCTGTTTACCGATCTAGGAACCAATATCGCGATCCTTTGGGATCAGTTGTGGACGGCTCTGGCAACCAACACGATCGGCGCGACGATCCTAGGCATATTCGACAATATCGCGGTCGGCGTGATGGCGGTTTGGGATACGCTGGTAGCGGAAATCCAAAAGGCTTGGGTACGGGTTCAAGGTTTCATTAGCGGCGCGAAGGATACGAAAGAGCGCGTCGCCAAAATCGACAACGAGAAACAGGCCCGCGCGGAGCAGCGCCGGCAAAATATGCCGGGGGTGAATGAGCGCGTTCGCCGCGCGAATGAGGAAGGCGACCAGATGCGCGCCGATGCAAAGGCGCGGCAGGATGCGATGGCGCAGGACGCCGAAAACACGAAAGCCGGCCGCGAAGGCGCTAACCTTGGCCGCGCTGTCGCCCGCCGTGCGCAGACGGTTGAGGCGGAACAGTCGGTAGAGGGCAAGCGCAGAAACGCCGCTGAGAAAAAGGCAGCCCGCGAGCAGGCCGGCGAACTGGAGCAGGAAATCGCGCAGGTTTCCGATATGGACGCGCTTCACGAACTGGCCGCACAGTTCCACGCGCTGGCCGCTAGCGGGCATCTGACGCAAGAGCAGATAGAGAAGATGCGCGAGTCGCTAGGCAAGGCGCAGGAACGAATCGAAGGGCAAGCCAGCGACGAAGCCACGGCATCGCGGGATGCCGCGAAGGCCGGCGCGGATGCCGCCGGGAAAGACGTTCAAACAAGCAAAGCCGAAGCGGTCGGAACGTTTTCCGCGATGGCGGCTGACCGCATGGGCTTCGGTTCAACGCTGCAAGAGCGAATCGCAAAGGCCGCGGAGGAAACCGCTACCAATACTCGGGGGATGCAACCGGCGCTAGTCGGGCAGTAAAAAATGCCGCTAACTTGGGTTGAGGATAAGGCCAGCCGCGCGGCTACGATCGTGCGCCTAGGCAGCCGCGGAACGGCGACCTATACCAAATCGTTTAAGGTTTTCGGAACCGATGACGATTTGCTACTCCATAACGAGATTAAAACTTATATTGCGGATTGGGGTTTCTACTGGCAATACCCCGGCGGTGGCAATGAAAAACTAGCGATCGACAGTTATAGCGTTTCCTACCTTGGGGATAAGGCGTGGCAAGTAACGCTAAACTATCAAAAGGCCGGCGCGGATAACGACGAGAGGCCAGACCCGTTTAAGCGCTCGCGGAGTTTCGACACGACGGGCGGAACGCAGCATATAACGCAAGGGCTTGTTACCGCGGATTTCTCGCAGGGGGAGCAGCGGTATTGGAACGGAACGCCAGCCGCGCCGAATCAGTATGGGGCGATTGGCGTTGACGATGACAGGGTTGCCGGCGTCGATATCGTGGTTCCTTCGCTGCAATGGACTGAAACGTATGACGTTCCGCACGCATACGTTACGGCCGCATACATCAAATCAGTGGCCGCGTTAACCGGCACAACGAACAGCGCCGCCTTTCGCACGTTCGCAAAGGGCGAAGTGTTGTTTATCGGTTGCACTGGTCAGCAGGAATGGGATAGCGACCGCGGCGACGGGCCTTGGTCGCTATCGTATCGGTTCGTAGCGTCCCCGAATGCCGGCAGCGGAGCCACGGCCCCGGCTATCACGGTTGGCGATATCACCGGGATCGAAAAAAAGGGGCATGAATATATGTGGGTTCGGTACGAATCCGCGGTAGACTCATCGGCCGTAATCAAAAAGCCTCGCGCGGTCTACGTTAACAAGGTTTACCGCGAAGGGGACTTTTCCGGCCTAGGGATCGGGATTACCTAATGGCATCCGGCAGAATCGAAAAAGGCCAGCCGATCGCAAAGGCGATTTCGGCAGCCGCGTGGAACCGCGCGCAGGATGCCGCAGACGTTGTGTTAGGCGTAACACCGGAGCGCCTTGCGGAGCCGGCCACGCACGCGGCTGGCGCGTCCAATATCGCATTGATTCGCAATGATTCCGGCCTAGACGTTAAAGCGGCCGGAATCCTTGGCTTCGGCGGGCTGGCCGTCCAGCCGGCCGCCGATTCTGAAATGCCGTCGATCGTAACGCGGCCGATACTCATCGGCACGACGGCAACGGAATCAGCCGGCCTAAACAACTTTGCGATAACGCTAGAGCCGATCAAGTCTGGCAAGATTGGACGCGCGGCGGTCTGCGGCGTGGTCGCGTTCCGGCTTATTCGCCGCGACTCATCGCACCAGTTCGCTGTGGTGAAAAACGGAATGAATGACCGTCTGCAATCTGCGGCCTGCGGAACGCTGCGGATTATCGCTTCTACCGGCGTTGGGCAGGATAGTTGGGTTTGGGTTATGGGGGCATTCTGACGCATGGGCCGCAAATACCTAGAGGAATGTTGCTGTGTCAAGGAATCGCTCTATGGGTACGAAGTAAACCCGGAGCCGATAAACGCGGCGTTTGACTTAAAAGCCAGTTACGTTTCGATCGACCGTCCAAAATACGGTCAGGGCGAGGCTATCTATTACGCCGCGGCATCGCCGCCAACTGGCTACCATCTTGAATCGGTAGCCCGCGTAAAGATTTGGGATCAAGTAGAGGCTACGCTAACGGCCAAACTTGTTCCGCGACCTATGCCGGCGGCGTGGTTTCCGGTAGCCCATTGGAACTACGACGCAAGCATCCACGATGTAGATTATGTTACGGGCGCGCATCCTTTGTATGAACTAGACATAAACTCGTGTTCTGTACCAAGTACGCTCGTTCCTTCCGACGACTACTACGGGATTAATGCCATTGCCGTTGAAGGCTTTAGTGACTTTGCGGAGCCGGCGCAGGGTTCTTTTCCAGCGAACCCCGGCACAAGCCTTTCGCAACTAACTGCCGCGGCCCGCGAGGGGCTTGGCGATATTGTGTTGTATTGCCTGAGCATGGGGATCAACACAAAAAGCCGCTACAACCAAGTGGATGGCGGATGGGTAACCTCGCCGTTCCCAAACAACTGGCCGAACTACAACTATTCGTTCCCGATGCAAACGTTCGGGTATGACAGTTC